GCTCAAGAAACTGGGCGCGCCGCGTGCCATGGTCTAACCTACGCCTCTCATAGGGGCTCCAGGTCTATCTTCCTCGGGCCAGTCCGGTAGAACATGGGCAGTACCTTACGCAAGTCGTAGACGGATGTCCAGAACTGGCGCTCTACTACTGTCAGTACGTCCACGAGTTGATGTTCCTCAGCGGTGTCCAGGTTGACCACTGTGACGGTATATGGTCCCCCGGGTACTATGACCGGCGTGTAGCCCCGGAGGATAGCATCGGTCCACGGGTAGACGACGGACCCTTGGCCCGCCTTGCCCGAGTGACACTCAGGGTCCGCCGATGAGCCGGTCGACCCCATGTGAATCCGATAACCGTTTTTTGGCTCGAAGCTCCCGAGAATATGGATCTCGCGCCCCCCGTCCTCGGGGATAATCTCAGGGTCGATGGATGCAAGAGAGAACGACATTAGTTGTATCCTTCTTCTAGTTGACCGAGATATTTACATCGGTTGTCCTGGCCATCTGGTCATCAAGCAGGACAACGTCTGTGGCCGGGGCAGTGAGCGTGCAGTTGAACACCCCGGCAACGCTCATGACACGCCTGATCAACTCCGATCTCAGTACGTCACCAGAGATACCCAGTCCGTTGATGTACTCCTTGATAGCATCGGACACGTCCGACTCCACGGACGGGTGATCGTACCCCTCTTTGACGGTCACCGTGACGGTCACGTTCTGAATCAGCACAGTGGGCGTCTGCACTATCACCCTCGTGCCGGCGGCTCGGATTCCCGGGTAGGCGGTACGATCGTCCGGATCCCCGTCCACTATCATCTGGCCCAAGGCTATCAGTCCCGTGTAGTACGTGTAGACGGCCAGTACGTACTCATCGGCCACCAGGGGCACGATGAAGACCACATGCCCATCCGCTTGGTTGTAAATATAGTCTGCTGCCGCCCCTTCGACCAGCAGGCCCCGTGTTGAGGAAATGATGTACTTGGTCACCGATGATTTTACCGGCACGTTGTCCAGCCACAGGTCTGTTTCTCCGCCCACTGCTGCGTCCCCACCGCCACCCCCAAGTCCTTCTGTCATGATCTCTGGGTTGCCATACGAGACTCCTATCCCCGCATCGGTCGGGAGAGTCAGGGCACCCGGATTTTTTACGCGCGCGCTCACGCCCGCCACAATCAGATCTACCTCGAAAAACTGCCCATCGTCCTCAAGACCGATAAAATCGCCCGCGGACACATCGGATGTGTCATTGGTGAGCACCACCGTTGGATCTGCCACCCCACCGGGCCACTGATAGGCCCCGGCCAAGGCCGTGCCCTGAGTAGCTGCCGATGACTCGGCAGAGCCCGTACCGTCGTCGATATAGAGAACGACTTCCCCGCGGTCGACCACATCCTCTTCGGCATGGCTGAACAGGATTGTCTGGCCCGTGTCGGGATCCTGGACCCCTAACACTCCTGACTCTATTGCGTTGACCGTAGACCTGGCCAGGCCCGCCACGTATTGCTTGATCCTCGACCGAAAGTGATCGTCGGTCTCCACGTCCTCGCCATGATCGAAAGCCGAAGGATTGGTAACCTCGTTCACGCCGGCCGGCTTGGCCACGAACTTTATGATCGTACCATCAGCCACTTTCCCGGCCGCTCCCGCTACGTCGGCCACGGCTGCCGTAAGGTTAGAGTCTCGGCCAACCCCGTGGCCGACAATCTGTTCTGGACTGGCCGCATTGATGGTGCCGACCGATGTGGTTGTGAACACGCTGCCGCCCGCCGTCTTTACTTTCGTTCCGATCGGTATAGTAGTCACCCCAACTATTCCGGCTCGTGAGAACACGAGGTTGCCGCTGGCTTTTACGGCCAGATTACGGAATATCAGGCCGGGAAGTATTTCGGCCGCACGGGCATCCAGGTCCTCGCCGGTCGCCCGATCAATGCTGAACAGATCCCGGAGCAGACTGGCGCTGAAATAGAGTTCGTCGATGGCCCGGGCCACGGCGGCCATCATGTGCTTTGCCACGGCACTGTCGGAGATATCGCTTAGACGTGTTCTGGACACGATCTTTGCGATCATCTTGGGCATGATTTGATCATATCGTTTTGTCATGAACCTCGGCATGTTCTTTTACCCTTCTGCCCTACAAGATTACCTGCATTGGGCGAGACTTGGCAAACCCGCGTATACCAACGCTCAGGTCTATCTTGAGTTGGTCGGCGGTCAACGGGCTATCGGCGTCACCCTGCGAAAAACGATTCAGCCGCACCGATGATATCCTTGGATCGTGAGAGAGTGCGTCTACGACCCGGAACCTAGCGATGGACATATCCATAGCCGTGAACCCGAGGCTGACAATCCTGTGAACACCTAGGTCCCGGTAGAGTGCGTCACTACCTCGGTCTGTAAGCATGCGGATGATAATCGCTTGGCTAAGATTGTTCACACCTGCTACCATCTGCACATCAACGCTGCCCATCTCTGAGTCGATAGGTATATCGTACTGCTCGCGGCTGCTCCCGTAATATCTACCCACGGCGACGAGCAGTAGATCTGTTCCCAAGAACTGGTTCTCTGCCGGCTCGGATGTCCTTACTCCGGCTACGGGGAGCACCGGGAGATCAAGGGAACTCATCTGATTAGTAGGTATAAGGACCTTAGACCCCACGCCTAGGGTCTTGGAGAATGGGCGCTCGTCAGACCCAGTAGCCGATCCGGACGCAGTGCTTCCCACGCCCGCCCCTCCGACCAACGGGGCGCTGGCCTGCGAATCTATATAGGGTGGTTTGAGACCGTTCAGGATGGCGATGTATTGCCACAGCCGCGCGTCGCCCATATACCTGGCTGCCAGACCGGCCATGGTGTCCCCGTCTTCGATCTCGACCTCTCGAGCGCTACGGTAGTTACGGACCAGGCTGCCCGTAGTGATCTCTCCCTCGGCGGACTGGACATCGCCGGCTGTAAGCTGGGTGCCCAAAGATCTGACTTCGTCGAATGTCGAGGGAGAACCAAAGCCGAGGGCGTCCTGCTTTCTCTCATTACTCAGACTTCTCCGCGACTCTTGTTGTTCGCGCTTTTCACGGATAAGCGTGTCCACGCTACGCTCGAACGACCTAGGGTACGATCCTATTATTTCGGCGCCGTCCTGGATCGCGGCCAGCTTCTGATCTATTGTGTCCGGGATATTCCTCGCCCTGTCGGCGAGTTCATTGAACGAGTTTACCATAGCGCGGGCAGACTCTGACATGGCGATAAGCGACTCAACAAACTGGTACGGTGTCTCGATCAGTTCAGTAACGCCCTCCACGAAATTAGTGACCGCGTCTATGATCCCCGTCGCCGCGTCCAGAATGTTGTCGATAATGTTCACGACGGATTTTATATCGGCCACAAGGGCTGTCAGATCATTTACCGCCCCGGATATAAGGTCTATGCCCTTCTTCAACGATCTCAGGGTGTCCTTTATGGAATCAAAAATACTCTTATCCTCGGAGAAGTCGGCGTTCACCCGATCTGCCTTGTCTACTACCAGCAGATCTATGCTGTAGTTGTAGATCAGCGGGTTCCCCGAGTCTCGGCTGAGCGTAAACTCTTTCGGGACCACCAACCAACTCTCACGATCCTTCGGGTTGTGAAAAATGAGACTCGTCTCGGCAGCAGTCGCCGGGTCCCGCTTGAGATCCGCATAGGTGCGGAAGACAGCGTCCTGTAAATACTGAAAGTGCCGCTGCCCCGATATCTTGTCCATAATCAACTCGGGCAATTCCCTGGAGTAGCTTTTCTGGGACGAGTCCAGGATGGCCGGGAAAGCGTCGCCAAGCCTCAACTTCAACGGTCTAGGCTTGAACCCGGTGTTCCCCTGGATCCGGATCGTCCTCTGTACGATCCCGTTCTCTTCGACGTAGAGCCCGCCGCCCTGAGTAGGAGTTGCCTCTACCGTGAACGGCTCGGTCATCGTATAGCTCTTGGGCGGGAGTATCAGCGGGAATAAAAAGCCGAGGAACCCACCGACCGTGGCTACTTCCATGGGTACCCGCATCTCGAAAAAGTACAGGTACCGTTGCAAGAAATCGGTATCGTCCGTTATCCGTTGTCGGGCCTTCTCTTTGACGAACGCCATGAGTGAACTTGCCATGTCCTAGAGTTTCTCCGTTTTTGGCCGATCGGTCAACACCTCATGGCGCTACATCCGGAATGGTCAGGTTGTATCGGGAATGGTCAGTTTGTCCGAATTGATTTGACCATCCCATGCAGGGGCCGCCAAAGCTGTATCCGGGATGCCCGATGTGCCTGCTCCTATGGTGACCCCTAAGTGTTTGTGTGTAGCGAAAGTATCAAGTGCCGCCTTGAGCGCTCCATAGAGCACTTCCACTCGATCGGCCACTGCTACACTTACCGCCCCGTTCCCCAAGACGAGCTTGGCGTCAATCCCGTCCTCTTCTACCGTCAGTGTTTCTCCCCCGGTGACCATCACGTGAACCTTGCCCTTGTCCACGCTGAACCGCATGACCTCAACGGGTGCATCGGGAGTGCTCATGTCCCACAGGGAGACTTGGTGCTTAGATTCTGAGGGCAGGTCAATAGACTGGTTGCCCAGCGTCTCGGGCGCCGCGTCTCCCAGTTTGGGCGGCAGACTCTCATGACCATCCGCGGCCAGTCGGCCATCGTTGGCCCATCTGGTGTCGCACGAGTAGTTACCCAGATCGTCCACCCCGTAGTAGACTCCATGGTGCCGGATGAAGTCGGGATCCCCGTCCCCGTCTACCAGCTTCATGTGCTGGCCGGCCAGTGTTCCGGGGTTGCCCTCGTCTACTTGCGGGTGCGGGAGCCCTCGAAGGATAACCGGCTGGCCGAAATTGTCGTCCAGGAACCCGACGAGCACGTGGTCCCCGTCCATGTGCGCCGGATTGGCCGTCTGGTCCCCCACGGGTGTCCCGCTCGTGTCCACAGTGGTGGCCCGGGGCTTCCAGACTCGGCCTCTGTGCATTCCACC